GAACTGGCGCTAGCTGCCGCTTGGTTATTCTTGCGGGCTTTGCGGCCTGCTTGGCAGTAACAGGCCGTTTCGTTACTTCTTGCCTTGCATAGCTAGGGTTTGGACTAACGCCATGCAGACGGTTACTTGTGTATTCTTTTTCCATTGTCGTAAGCTCCTTAAAACCGCCAGTTTTACAGATTACATATTACAGCAGCCCCCTAACTATACCTTAGGACTCGGTTGTTTTAAATGCTGTTACTTTGGTACTTACTTACTCAGTTACTATTCTCCAACTAACCTATTAAATAGCTAAATAAGTGTAATCTGTAATTCTACCGGCAATTATTGGCAGTTTTACTGATACTTGGACAAAACTACAGTTTTACTTCACTTCTTCGCTGCTCGGCCAAAAGCTGTAATTCCACCCCCATTACAAGCACTTAGCACCGGCTGAACTGTAGCGAAGTATTACATGAGAAATACTTGATGGTCACGTCCCTATTACGACCATTATAGTGCGTTCCAGTGGCGTTGCTGCGCCTAGAACTTTGTCAGCAGGGAAGCGAAGAACAAAGTGGCGACCAGACCTAAGACTCCAAGTAAATCTAAGCAGCCCGGGACAGCTATTGTTCCCCGCCGAGGACAGCGTCTCGGTGGCCGAGCACTTGGTACTAGGAACAAAGTATCCAAGCAGGCCAAAGCCAACCTTGAAGAAGCCTTTACTCGGCTCGGGGATGTGAATGGCTTGGTTACTTGGGGGCGCAAGAACAGGACAGAGTTCTACAAGATATGGGCGCGCCTAATACCGAAGGACGTAAGTGTTAACCCTGGAGAGGGACTTGAAGACTTACTACTTAAGCTGGCCGAGCGCGATAATACTCCGATTGTAGACACGGATTACATTGTGGTTAGCGAAGAGGCCGAGACCAATGCTTGATCTATACTTCAGTCTCGGTCGCCTCGCCTCTCGGGGTCTTCGGCGTGTCTTTCTCTCTCCGTCGGGTCATGCCCGGTCATGGGGGGTGGGGGTTGCGGCGCGCGGCGAGGGCGGCCTTGACGAGGTACCCCTGGATAAAAATATTCGACCATCGACGGTCACTCATGGCTCAGCCGGGTTAATGCTTCCTCCCGCCCGGCTGAGCCGCCAAGAGGCCGAGATAACCAAGGAGCAGAGAAATGCTGATCACAATCCTTCTCATCGTGGCTTTACTGTTGTTCGTACTCGGCGCGGTGAACAGCCAAGTCATTATCGCCAAGCGCAACATCAATTTGACCGCTGCGGGCCTCGCGTTCTGGGTGCTTTCGATCCTCTTGTCCTAGCGCGAACCTATTGCACAGCAGACGGAATTCGTCCATGAGCAGCCTGGAGACAACCCTTCGGGAACTGGCGCGCTTGAAGAGCGACTTCCTGTACTACGCGCCGAAGTGCCTTAAGATCAAGGCCAAGAACAAGGCCATCATCCCGCTACAGCTGAACAAGGCGCAGCTTTACGTCCACTCCCGCCTGGAAGAGCAGCTCGCCAAGACCGGCAAGGTTCGGGCGTTGCTGCTCAAGGCGCGGCAGCAGGGGTTCTCCACGTATATTGGCGGCAGGTTCTACCAGAAGACGAGCCTTGGCCCCGGTACGAACACCTATATCCTGACGCACGAACAGGGTGCGACAGACAATCTCTTCGCGATGGTCGGCCGCTACCACGACCACTCCCCACTCAAGCCGGAAACGGGGAAGGCCAATGCTAAAGAGCTCTATTTTCCGAAGCTTGATGGCGGATACGCTGTTGGCACGGCGGGAAGCAAGGCGGTTGGCCGATCGAAAACCGTCTTCCTCTTCCACGGCTCCGAGTGCGCCTTCTGGCCTAACGCCTCCGACCACTTTGCAGGCGTGGTTCAGGCGATTCCGGACGAACCGGGCACAGAAATCATCCTCGAAAGCACCGCCAACGGAATAGGCGGGGAGTTTCACGAGCGTTGGCAGCAGGCCGAGGCGGGAATTGGTGACTATATTGCCATTTTCGTCCCGTGGTACTGGTCAGACGAGTATCGCCGCCCCGTTCCCGATGGATTTGAGCTGAGCTACGAGCGCGGAGCCGACGGCGCGCCGAGTGAAGCCGAGTACATGGAAATGTACGACCTTGATTTGAGCCAGATGGCTTGGCGAAGGGCCAAGATGGCGGAGCTCAAGGACCCGCAGCTATTCATGCAGGAGTACCCGGCGTCGGCGGCCGAGGCATTCCAGACCACTGGACACGATTCCTTCATCAAACCGGCCGACGTACTGCGCGCTCGCAAGAATAAGCTGGAGCCGCACGGCCCATTGATCTTCGGCGTTGACCCTAGCCGGTTCGGCAAGGATAGGTTCAGCGTTGCGCGGCGGCAGGGCCGCTGCGTTCCGAGCATTGATAGCAAGAACAAGCTTGACACGGTGGCGGGCGCGACCTGGGTCAAGCAACTTATCGATACTGAGCACCCGGCTAAGGTCTTCATCGACGTTGGCGGTCAGGGAGCCGGCATCTACGACATCCTTGTCTCGTGGGGTCCGCCCTATAGCAAGGTCTGCGCGGCGGTCAATTTCGGCAGCGAGCCGTTAGAGCCTGACATCATTATGGAAGATGGAACGACTCGTCCTGGCCCTAAGAACCGCCGCGCAGAAATGTGGTTGAGGAGCCGTGAGTGGCTAAAGGCGGAGGGCGGCGCCGATGTCCCCGACCGCGACAGCATTCAAGCCGATGCCTGCGGCCCCTCGTTCAAGTATGACATGCAGCAACGGCTCCTGCTGGAGTCGAAGGAGAGCATGATGAAGCGCGGCGTGCGCAGCCCTGACGAATGGGACGCCGTCGCTCTCACATTTGCGGCCCCGGTGTTTGAGAAGGTGCCGGAATCAATCAAGGGATACCGTGAGCGTTCAACACGAGCTGCCCGCGTAGCGCGGTCGGCCTCAGCAGGGTGGATGGTAGCATGATGCCAGGAAATTACATGAATGCACCGGCCGGAGCCGGATTGGTGCAGGACCCCAATCACGAGAAGCAGGTGCTGGAGTGGCTGCGCTCAGTCGGCTACGACGTTGGCGCCATGCTTCCGCCGGAAATGACGTTGCCGGGCGGCGGCATGCCCGGCGGACCTCCTCCCTACGGCGGAGCTGACGTACCGCGCCCCGGTGGCGGCCTCGGCGCTATGAGCGATCAAGAGATGCAGGAGATGCAGCGGCGCGGCATGCCGGGCGGCAATGGCTGGGATGGCGTGAACCAGAAGCTGCAATATCTCAACCGCATGCGGGAGATGCAGAAGCAGCGCGCGGCACAGGGCAATCTTCGCGGCAGCGGACAGGGCGGCGGCATGGGGGCCATGAGCGACGCCGAACTCCAGGCGCTGGAGCAGCAGCGCGCCCGAGTGCCAGCCGGTGACGGGGCTGGCATGTTCGGTCAACTTATGTCAATGTTTGGGAATCGGTAACATGGCGGGCGAAGGTCGGATCGAAGAACTGAAGGGCATGCTCAAGGCCCGCACAGACGGCAAGGGGAAGTCGCTTCCCGGCTATGCCCAGAATGTGAAGATGATTGAGGCTGAGATCGCCCGGCTTGAGCGCGATGGCGACGAAAGGGCGCTTCATGGCTAGTGCATACAAAGAAGACGGCTACTTGGCCCCAATCGTTGACGACGACAACCCTGAGGAGGCTGTCGATCCGTTGTACGTGCCGGAAGGCTTCAAGACTGTAGAGGATTATCTGGAATACGTCCGCAAGACGTACCAGGATGATTACGACTACGACAAAGAAAACCGCGACATGGCGCTGGACGATCTTAAGTTCATCGCCGGCGAGATTTGGGACCCCGCCGTGGAGGCCGCCCGCGAGGGCCGCCCGTGCCCGAAGATCAATACGCTGCCGCAGTACATCGGGCAGGTTATTGGCGACCGCCGGATGAATAAGACGTCCATCAAGCTGCGCCCGGCCAAGGATGCGACGGCCAAAGAGGCGCAGATACGCGCTGGCATCATCAAGGGCATTGAGTATCGCAGCAAGGCGGACCGCGTTTACGATCAAGGCTTGGATAATCAGGTTTCATGTGGCATTGGAAACTGGAGGGTCTATCTTGACTACGCAGAGGACGACGTTTTCGAACAAGACATATTCATCGGCGGCATCCCGAACCCGTTGGCGGTTCTTTGGGATCGCTTCTCGTTTGAACCAACGGGCCGCGATGCAGACCACGTCTTTGTTCAAGACATTATGCCGGACTCGCAGTTCGAGAAGCAATGGCCCAAGGCAAAGCCGGACCTATCCCTAGTTGACGAGCTAGGGCTGGCCGGTGCGGGCTGGTACGAGAACAACGCCACCCGCGTATGCGAGTTCTGGGAGATGAAGACGCGCGTCAAGACCGTTGCGCTGAATGTCTTGGGCCAGATAATTGAGGTGACCGAGGAGAACAAGGAGCAACTGGTCGCCGAAAACAAGATTATGATCAACCCGCGCACCGGCGAGCCCCTAATCCGAGAAGCGCGCATCAAGTACGCTTGCATGCATCTTGTCACCGGCACAAACATCCTTGCCGGGCCGTACGAACTGCCGATCAATCGCCTCCCCATTATTCGGGCCGAGGGCCGCATCGTCAACGTCGGCGACGACCGCTACCGCTACAGCCTCACCCGTTGGATGAAGGACCCGATCCGCAACCGCTGCTATATGCGCGCTGTGGTGATCGAAGAGCTCGCCATGGCCCCGAAGGCGTACTGGCTGGCCGAGGACGCAGCGGTAGAGGACTACCAAGAAGACTTCCGCAATGCCCACCTGTCGCAGGACCCGCTGCTGCGATACAAGCAGGGCATGAAGGAGCCGAAGCGCATTGAGCCGCCGAGGGTCAACGCTGCTGCCATCAATCAGGAACTGGCGTGCGCGCAGGACATGAAGGACGTGTCGGGTATCCACGACGCTAGCCTCGGCATCCGCAGCAACGAAGTCTCCGGCCGCGCCATCAACGCGCGCAAGGTTGAGGGCGACGTTGCGACGGTCATATACCATGACAATCACAACGCGGCCATCGCGGAGACTGGTGACGTCGTCAACCAGCTTCTTAGTGTCTGCTACGACACTATTCGCCAGCTATTGTCTATCGACGAAGCCGACAAGGACAGCCTCGTTGAAGTGAATAACCCGGCTAATCCGGAAAGTATCGATCTATCCAAGGGTAAGTACACCGCGGTCGTTGAAACTGGCCCGTCGTTCACCACGCAGCGCCAAGAAGGCGCGCAGGCCATGATGGAGATGATCAAGGTTGCGCCGGACATCATGGGGCTGGCGGCCGACCTTATTGCCAAGTATCAGGACTTCCCGGGTGCCATCGAGATCGCCGAGCGCTTGAAGAAGGCTATGAAGGCCAAGGGCGTTGATGTCGGCGACGAAGAAGGCGGCCAGCAGATTCCGCCCGAAATGGTCGAGCAGATCAAGCAGTCGGTGCTGGCGGAGTTCATGCAGTCGGCGCAGGGCCAGCAGCTTCAGCTCCAGCTCAAGAAGGAAGAGCAGGAACTGCGCAAGGCTGTCAGCGACGCCGACAAGGCGGAGGCCGACGCCGACCGCGCCAAGTCCGAAGCCGAGAAGGCCGAGTTGGAAGCCGAAGCGTTCCCGGATGTTCACGCAGCAGAAGTTCTCAAGAAGGCTCAGCAACCAGAACGGCCTTCTGGTAATCAAAATCGTTCTGGCGCACCCCGGCGCGCAGCCCGGCCCAAGAAGCAGAGTAAGGGGAACAAGCAATGACCCGTCGCCTTATGATTGGCACAAGCCTTCTAGCAATGACCGCCGCCGAAACCGCAGCCGGGCGCTATATGCGCGCTCCGGATGGCCACGGTGACGACGGTGGCGGCACCGCAGTCGCTGAACCGCCCGCTGGCGGCAGCAAGGACGGAAGCGAAGTTAACGACGCTGTCATCACTGATGATGATGGCGGGGAGTTTGTGGATGATCGTCAGCCATCCGACGCAGGGGATGATTCGTTATCGGAAGACGGAGCCGATGGCGAGGAGGGCGCAGCGCCGCCCGAACCTGCGGAACCTAAGCCTGACGCAACCGAGGCACGCCTCGCCGCTCTAGAAGAGCAGCGTAAACAGGATGCGGCTGATATCGCGTACTGGCGTGGCCGCGCGGATGGAACCCTTAATGAGGATGGTACTCCCGTGAACCAGCCTCAGGGTGACATCCCTCCGGATGATGCAGGGCGACCTGACCCTGCGAATTATCATTACGGAGACACCGACGCGCAGTACATTGCTGATCTGGCAAGGTACGAGGCGGACAAGCGTTACGACGAACGAGTAGCCACCGACGAAATAAAGCGTCAGGTTACGGAAGTTCAGAAAGCGCACGATGCTCGCGTCGAGGAAGCGAAGGAGCTGTACCCTGACTACGACGAAGTCGTGGTACAAGGAGCCAATCCTGATCCTACTACGGGTGAACCCAAGTGGTTCTGCTCGCATCTAATGACCCTAGGGATCAAGACATCGGAGTACGGCCCCGCAATCGCTATGGACTTGGCGAGCAACAAAGAGGAGTCGCGGAGAATTGCCATGCTGCCTCCTCTGGATCAGGCACGTGAATTTGGCAGACTTGAGTACAAGGCTGAACTCGCAGCTAAAGCCCGCAAGGGCGAAGGCGGCGACGAGGCTGTCCCGCAACGCGCACCAGGAGCGCCTCCTCCCCCGCCACGGGCAAAGGGTGGAAGTGCTGTGAACGAAATTGACCCGGCAACCGATGACTTTAGTGACTTCGAGAAGCGGGCCGATCGTCACCTGCGTCGCAAGAAGGCTCGTTAAGAGCCACTGGCCTAAGGAGGGCCGATTAAATGCCTAATGCGTTACTGACCCCGAAGGTCTACGCCAACACCATGCTCAAGTTGTTGAAGAACAACTTGGTCATGGGCAAGTTGGTGTCCACGACCTTCAAGAATGAATTCCGCAAGAAGAACGACAAAATCTTCGCGCGGCGTCCACCGCAGTTCCTGGTCCGCGAAGGTCGGGTAGCTGCGGTCCAGCCGGTGCTGGAAGGCGAAGTCGAGGTCACGCTGGACCGGCAGGCCGGTGTTGACATCGAGTTCACCTCGATCGAAGAAACGCTCACCGTTGATGAGCTGCTTGATGATGCCATCATGCAGTCCAACGCGGCGACGTTGGCGCAGTACGTCGATACGGCGATTATGGAAGAGATCATCGAGTTCCCGAATTGGGTGGGAACCCCCGGTCAGCTCATCGACTCGGTTACGGACTACAGCGCAGGTCCGCAGCGTCTTGACAACCTTGCCATCCCGCGTGTCAACCGGGCTGGCGTCCTTTCGGTCGACGACCATTGGGCTTTGTCCAACTCGCTGAACTTCCACCCGTCGTCGTCCGACATCGCGCGTACTGCGATCGAAGACGCCGAGCTGCCTCTCATCGGCGGAACCAACGCCTACATGACGCAGTCGGCTATTAACCTGACCACCGGCACTCGCGCCGCGACCGGCGCTGCCGTTATCAACGGCGCCAATCAGGTTGTTACGTACGACGCCGTCAAGGACGACTTCACTCAGGAGCTGTCGATTGACGGAATGACCGCAGGCCACACTATCAAGGCCGGCGAAGTGCTGTCGATTGCTGACGTGTACGCAATCAACCCGCGGACGAAAGCCCCGCAGTCCTTCCTGTACCAGATGACGGTACTTGAGGATGCGACGGCTGACGTTGGCGGCGCGATTGCGGCACCGGCCGACGGCGCGGCTGTGTCCTTCATGGGTACTGCCAGCACGTCGTATCGCCAGAATGCTGTCTTCCACAAGTCGGCGTTGCAGCTTACGTTCGCGAAGCTGGTCATGCCGCGCTCCGGCCGGGCTGCCTACAGCACGGACAAGGAAACCGGCATCAGCATCCGGTACTGGGAGACCTCGGACGGAACGAACGATACTCACCTGCACAGGTGGGATATCTTGTTCGGAACGACCAACGTCGATCCGCGACTGGGTGCTCGTCTCAGCGGCACGGCGTAAGCCGAGTCGTTGGAGGGCTGGCGGGTCGAGTTCCCCTTCCTACCAGCCCTCGCCTACCAAAGGGGAATTTAGAAGGAGACGTCCAATGGGTGCTCAGCTAGCCCTGCAGACTCTAGGCGCTGCGTACGCAGTCAACTCCCCGCCCCGTTATCACGATAACGGCAGCGGCGGCAAGTTACTGCGTCCGGAAAATCAGGTGGCCTATGCCGCCGCGCCGGATGCTACGGCCACGCGTGATGCTCTTATCACCGCTGGTATCATGAAAGCCGCTTAAGGCGGCCCGAGTTCCGCGTGCTGAGGCGCGGAACAAGGGGAACAGGAGATTGAAATGCCAAAGTACGAACATCAGGAATGGCCTTCGTGGCGGTACGGCCCCGGCAGGCAGGCAGAAATCTTCCAGCACGAGGAAGAAGTGCCTGAAGGTTGGGTGGATCACCCGAACAAGCTGGCGGCTAAGGACCGGCCGACGAATTGGTCAAACCCGCGCGATAGCAGGCCCACGGTCCTCACTGAGAACGCTGGCACTGTTGCAGCCGACCACACGCTAGGCGGCGACGAGAATATCAACCGTGGCGCGCCGGAGACGGCCGACGTTGATGGCGGCGGAACCACGGGCGGCGAGTTGGGCCAGCCGGTGGACAATACCAATATCCTCTCGCTCCCATCGCTGGAAAAGGCCGAGAAAACGTGGATTATCTCGCAGTTGAACACCCGCAAGATCGTTCACAATCCCAGCTGGCGCAAGGAGAAGCTTTACGACCTTCTCAAGGACGCCGTTGGCGTAGCGGAGTAACCGGCAATGACGACGGCACTGGCGATCATACGGGGCGCTTTGCGCGAGAGCAACCTTCTTGCTCTTGCCACGGCGACGCTCAACGCGGAACAGCAAGCGGAGGGGTTGGCAAAGCTGAATAGTTTGATCGCCGGTGTCTTCGGCAACAAGGTGGGAACCAAGCTGTTTGAGTTCCCCGTCGGAACCGAGGGCGTTAGCTCGGTTTCAGCCAACTGGTCGTCGTCTGATTGGCAAAGCCCGCCGCCCAATGTGCGGCTGATGGTTACCGACGAGTCCACACAAACGATCAACTTGCCCGTTTGGCCGGACAATGGCGCACGCATCGGGCTGGTGGACTTGAAGGGCACAATGGCAACCTTCCCCATCACGCTGCACGCTGGCGGCAAGCGCATTGAGGGGGCCGAGTTCCTGGTCGTTAACATGGACAACGCCAACCTGACGTGGATGTATCGCAGCGACTTGGGAGAATGGGTGCGCCTGACGCTGCTGGAGGCGGACGACGAGCTGCCGTTTCCTATTGAATTTGATGATTACTTTGAGACGGCGCTGGCGATGCGACTTAATCCCCGCTATGGCCGCAGTGTGAAGCCGGAGACGGCTAACACTCTTCAGGACAGCCTTGCC